ACTATGGACGATCATAAATACGTTAACAGAGTAGGTATTGTAAAATCAATACCAAAAATAGGTAAAACAAATATAAAAATAGGTGATGAGGTAATTGTACACCATAATGTTTTTAGAAGGTTTTATGACGTAAGAGGTATTGAAAAAAATAGTTCATCATATTTCAAAGAAGATTTATATTTTTGTTTTTATGATCAAATATTTTTATATAAACAAGATAATGAGTGGAAAGCACCATTTGATTTTTGTTTTGTTAAACCTATAGTTGAAAATAAAAAACAACTTGTAACTGTTCAAAAAGAACGTCCTCGTGTTGGTATACTAAAATATGGTAATAGTTCCTTAGATGCTTTTAAAGTGAACGAGGGGAGCCTTGTTGGGTTCAGCCCAAGCAGCGAATATGAATTTGTTATAGATAATGACAGATTATACCGCATGCGAACTAATGATATTACAATTAAATATGAATACAAAGGAGACGAAGTTGAATATAATCCAAGCTGGGCAAGTGGCTGTGGACGAACTTATTAAAGTTGCTAAAGAACCTATTGTAGACTCAGAAGATGACATCAGTGCTGACAGATTAAAAAATGCAGCTGCTACAAAAAAACTAGCAATATTTGATGCTTTTGAAATACTTAAACGTATACAAGAAGAAGAAGATATGTTAAATGAAAAACCTAAAGAAGTTAAAAAAGAAAAAACTTTTAAAGGTTTTGCAGAAGGAAGGTCTAAGTAATGTATCAGCAAGATTTAATAAAAGTACTAACTGATTATGTTAAACCTAAAGTTTTAGCTAAAAAAAATAGGTATAAAAAATGGGAGTACGGTTACAACAAAGAACACGACTTTGTAGTTATAAGTAGAACAGGTGAAATAGGTGAGGTATATGAAATACAAAATTTAAAAATAGCTTTACCTAAACAAAAAAATATTTATAAGTTTAAAAATAATAAATGGAGTAAGTTTGAATATCCAAAAGCTTTATCAAGAATTAAAACAGTTTTTGATTTTAAACAATATCCAGAAGAATTTAAAGAAGAGTGGTATGATTACATCGATAATGAGTTTACCCGTAGGGAGGAAGGTTTTTGGTTTTATAACAAAGACGTTCCTACTTACATTACTGGTACTCATTACATGTACTTGCAGTGGTCCAAGATTGATGTTGGGGCACCAAACTTTAGAGAGTCAAATAGATTATTCTTTATTTTCTGGGAAGCTTGTAAGGCAGATTCACGATCCTTTGGGATGTGTTACCTTAAGAACAGGCGTTCCGGGTTTTCTTTCATGGCAAGCGGAGAGGTTGTCAACTTGGCAACCATATCAAGTGACAGTAGGTATGGTATATTATCCAAGTCCGGACCTGACGCGAAGAGTATGTTCACCGATAAGGTGGTACCCATATCCGTCAATTACCCATTCTTTTTCAAACCGACCCAGGACGGAATGGACCGTCCAAAAACCGAACTTGCCTACCGTGTCCCCGCAAGTAAGTTCACCCGTCGTAAACTTACCTCCTCCACCGCCTCCACCACGGCCGACGAAGCATTACAGGATCTCAAGGGACTTGACACCACCATCGATTGGAAGAACACCGGTGACAACTCCTACGATGGGGAGAAACTCAAACTCCTCGTACATGATGAATCGGGCAAGTGGGAGAAGCCGAACAACATCCTCAACAACTGGAGGGTCACGAAAACCACACTAAGGTTAGGTAGTAAAATAATAGGTAAGTGCATGATGGGATCAACATCTAACGCGCTTAATAAAGGTGGTGGTAACTTTAAAAAACTGTACTATGACTCAGATGTTAGAAAAAGAAACGCCAATGGACAGACTCGCTCAGGATTATATAGTTTGTTCATACCTATGGAATGGAACTACGAAGGATACATTGATTCTTATGGAATACCTGTATTCGAGAATCCAGGAGAGAAAATTGTTGGACCTTATGGAGACGAAATTACAGACGGAGTAATAGATTATTGGAATAATGAAGTTGAAGGTTTAAAGTCTGATCAAGATGCTTTAAACGAATATTACAGACAGTTTCCTCGTACAGAGCAACACGCTTTTAGAGATGAAACAAAACAAAGTTTATTTAATCTAACTAAGATATACCAACAAATAGATTACAACGAAGAAGTTAAAATGTCTAACCTTGTTACAAAAGGAAGTTTTCAGTGGAAAAACGGTATAAAAGATACTAATGTAGAATTTATGCCAAACAATAATGGTAGATTTAAAATTAGTTGGGTACCTGATGTTAGCTTGCAAAACAGAGTAATAACTAAAAACGGTATTAAATATCCTGGTAACGAACACGTAGGAGCATTTGGATGTGACTCTTATGATATATCAGGAACAGTAGATAGATTAGGTTCTAATGGTGCTTTGCACGGTGTTACTAAGTTTAGTATGGAAAACGCACCACCTAATAGAGTTTTTTTAGAATATGTAGCTAGACCACAAACAGCTGAAATATTTTTTGAAGATGTTTTAATGGCTTTAGTTTTTTATGGTATGCCGATACTATGTGAAAATAATAAACCTAGATTATTGTACTATTTAAAGCGTAGAGGTTACAGAGGATATTCTATGAACAGACCTGATAAAGTTTATAATAAACTATCAGTTACAGAAAAAGAGATAGGTGGTATACCTAATTCAAGTGAAGATATTAAGCAAGCACACGCTGCTGCTATAGAAAGTTATATTGAAAACTACGTAGGACAATTAGGTGATAACTATGGTGATATGTATTTTCAAAGAACATTAGAAGACTGGGCTAAATTTGATATAAACAATAGAACTAAATTTGATGCATCAATAAGTTCTGGTTTAGCTTTAATGGCTTGTAATAAAAACCTATATAAACCAACTCAAGAAAGAAAAATAAAATCAATAAACCTTGGTATTAAAAAATACGATAACAAAGGTATTAGATCACAAATAATATAAGAATGATTAATAAAGGTATTAAAACTGCTTTTCCTAGCCAAGCTGTTAGTGATGTAGAAAAGATGACGTTAGAATATGGTTCTAAAGTTGGTAAAGCCATAGAGCACGAGTGGTTTAATAACAGCGGATCTTACAATAGACATGGTAAGTTTAAAGAGTCTTTTCATAATTTAAGACTGTACGCTAGAGGAGAGCAATCAATTAAAAAATACAAAGATGAATTATCTATAAACGGTGATTTATCATATCTTAATTTAGACTGGAAACCAGTACCTATTATACCAAAATTTGTAGATATAGTTGTAAATGGTATGGCTGACAGGTCATATGATATTAGAGCTTATTCTCAAGATCCTTTTTCTATAAAGAAAAGAACTGATTATATTGAAGGTATGATTAGTGATATGATGGGTAGAGATATTAAAAACCAAGTTAAAAACGAGTTTGGTATAGATACTTTTAATAACGATCAATCAGAAATACCTGACTCAGAAGAAGAATTAAATCTTCACATGCAGTTAAACTATAAGCAAAGTATTGAAGTTGCAGAAGAAGAAGCGATAAACAGTATATTTGATAAGAATAAATATCATTTAATTAGAGACAGATTTAATTATGATTTAGCTGTTATAGGTGTAGGTGCTGTAAAAAGTTCTTTTAATAAAGCTGAAGGTATAAAAGTAGAGTATGTAGATCCTGCTGATTTAGTTTATTCACCTACAGAGTCACCTTATTTTGATGATATATACTATATTGGTGAAGTAAAAGAAATATATGTTAACGAGCTTAAAAAACAGTTTCCTGAACTTACTGATGAAGAGCTAGAAGAATACAGAAACTACGGTGGATCTTACGCTGGTAGTTCTGGTTATAAAGCAAAGTCAGACGACAATAATGTAGTTAGAGTTTTATATTTTGAGTATAAAACATATATGAATCAGGTATATAAAATAAAAAATACACCAACAGGTGGTAAAAGAGCATTAGAAAAAGGTGATACCTTTAATCCACCAGCTAATGAAAGTTTTGAAAGAGTTGATAGAGCTATTGAAGTTGTTTATGAAGGTGTTAAAATTGTAGGTAGTGGTGAAAAGATTTTAAAATGGGAGCTGAAGAAAAACATGATGCGACCAAAAGCAGATACTACTAAAGCTGTTATGAGTTACGCTGTTGTAGCTCCTAGAATATATCAAGGAAGAGTTGAGTCTTTAGTTAGTAGAATAACTGGTTTTGCAGATATGATACAACTAACTCATTTAAAGCTTCAACAAGTAATGTCTAAGATGGTGCCGGATGGTGTTTACTTAGATGCAGATGCTTTGGCTGAAATAGATTTAGGTAATGGTACTAATTATAATCCACAGGAAGCATTAAATATGTATTTCCAAACAGGTTCAGTTATTGGTAGATCAATGACTCAAGATGGTGACTTTAATAGAGGTACTACTCCAGTTTCTGAATTAAACACAAGCTCTAAAGGTGGTAAGATACAAAGTTTAATACAAACTTATAATTACTATTTACAAATGATGCGTGATGTAACTGGATTAAATGAAGCTAGAGATGGTAGTATGCCAGATAAAAACGCTTTAGTTGGTTTACAAAAGCTTGCAGCTGCTAATAGTAATACTGCAACTAGACATGTATTAAACTCTAGTTTATATTTAACTTTATCTATGGCTGAGTGTATCGCTATGAGAGTATCTGATGTTATTGAGTACTCACCAACAAGAGAATCATTTATAAAATCATTAGGTAAGTTTAATGTAGCTACGTTAGAAGAAATGGCTAATTTACATTTACATGACTTTGGTATATTCTTACAGTTAGCTCCTGATGCAGAAGAAAAACAATTATTAGAAAATAATATACAAGTTGCTTTACAGTCTCAACAAATAAATCTTGATGATGCTATTGATATTAGAGAAGTTAAAAACTTAAAACTAGCTAATCAATTGCTTAAAATAAGAAGAGTTAAAAAGCAAACGACTGATCAAGCATTTAAAGAAAGAAATATAAGAGTACAAGCTGAAGCTAATGCTGCTGCTTCTGAAAGATCAGCTGCTGCAGAGATGCAAAAGCAACAAGCTCTTACACAATCAAAAGTTCAAATAGAGCAATCGAAGTCTCAGTTTGAAATACAAAAGATGGAAAGAGAAGCTGCTATTAAGAAAGAGTTAATGGAGTTGGAGTTTCAAATGAATTTAAGATTAAGAGAAGCTGAAGTTGAAAGTATTAAACAAAGAGAAAAACAAAAAGAAGATCGTAAAGACGAAAGAACTAAGATACAAGCAACTCAACAAAGCGAGTTGATTGATCAAAGAAAAAAAGACACTGGACCTAAAAGTTTTGAATCTGCTGGATTTGATAACTTAGAAGGTTTTGGCCTAGAACAATTTGAGCCTAGGTAATTTACTAATTATATAATATTATATCATGGAAAACACTGAAAAACAAGAAGACGTTATTCAAGAGGTGGAAACACAAGATCAACCTGTTGAAGAGCAAAAACCTGTTGAAGAGAAGATCTCTTACAAAGAGGTTAAAGACGATGGAACTATTAAAATAGATTTATCAAAATTAAAAAAATTTCAAGAACAAGATGAGTCCACTCAAGAGCAAAGCACAGATGAGGTACCTGTTCGCGACGAACAAAACGCTAGCGAAGAAGTTCCTGAAGAAAACAAAGAAGAGCAAGTTGAAGAGCTTGCCCAACAAAGTGAAACGCAAGAAGAAGTAGTTCTTGAAGAAGTAACACAAGAAGAAGTTGCTGAAGCTAAAAAAGTTGAAGCAGAAACAATAGTTGAACAACCAGTTGTAGAAAAAGAAGTTGAACCACAAGTTGTTATACCAGAAAACTTACAAGATTTAGTTAAGTTTATGGAAGAAACAGGTGGTAGCTTAGAAGACTACGCGAGATTAAACGCTGATTATTCAAATATTGATAACGATACTCTGTTATTAGAGTATTATAAAAATACTAAGCCTCATTTAAATATGGAAGAAATTAACTTCTTAATTGAAGATAACTTTCAATTTGATGAGGATGTTGATGAGCCAAGAGATATTCGTAAGAAAAAACTGGCTTTCAAAGAAGAGATTGCAAAAGCTAAAAAGCATCTTACTGGTTTAAAGGATCAATACTATAAAGAAGTCAAGTTGGGTTCTAAGTTAACCAGAGATCAGCAAGAAGCAGTAAGCTTTTACAATAAATACAACCAAGAGCAAGAGGCTTTAAGTAAAGCTCAAAAAGCTAGTGCAGAACATTTTAAAAACGTAACTGATAATGTTTTTAACCAAAATTTCAAAGGTTTTGATTTTAACGTAGGCGAAAAGACGTATAGGTTTAAAGTAAATGATGTTCAAGGCACAAGGCAGTATCAAAGTGATATTTTAAATTTCGTATCGGAGTACGTTGACGAAAACAATATGATGAATGATGCTAAGGGTTACCACAAAGCTTTATACGCTGCTAAAAACATTGATAAAATTGTGAAGCATTTTTACGATCAAGGTAAGGCTGATGCTATAAAAGAGACTACAATGAAGGCTAAAAACATTGATATGTCTCCAAGATCAGCACCACCTGTAGTAGATGCGGCAGGATTTAAAGTCAAAGTTTTAAACGGTGAAGATACCTCAAGGTTGAAATTTAAAATTCGTAAATAAATAATAACTTAAAATTTAAAAAAAATGGGATTTAATACGTCTTTAGGATTAGCAGGATCATATTCTCTAACTCCTATGCCTTCCCCAACTGTAAGTGATAACAATTATATTGACTTCACGGCTTCGGCTACTGCTGGATGGGCACAACAATATCTACCAGAATTGTATGAGCAAGAAATCGAAAGATACGGAAATCGTTCGATTAGTGGTTTCTTACAAATGGTAGGGGCTGAAATGCCTATGAGTTCTGACCAAGTAGTTTGGTCTGAGCAAAACAGACTTCACATTGCTTACAAAAGTAGTGGAGCTGCTGACGGTGCTGATAGTATCCAACTTGTTGGAACTTCAGGTACTTGTTCAATTGGTACTAACTTAACTAATTCATTAAGAGTTGGAAATACAGTTATCATTACTGATACTGCAACTGGACTTAAAACTCTTAAATGTTACGTTAGTCAAACTAGTGGTACTGCTACTGGTGGTAACAACACTAACTTTACTGTTTTACCTTACACTCAAACTGATTTATCAGGTGGTGATGGTACTGCTGTAGTTTTCTCTGACAATGAGCAAATCAACGTATTTGTTTATGGTTCTGAATTTGCTAAAGGTTCTGCTTCTATGGTAGGAGAGCTTAAGCCTCAGTTCCAACAGTATAACAACAGACCAATTATTATTAAAGATCACTTTAAAATTTCTGGTTCTGATACTGCACAAATTGGATGGGTTGAAACTACTGATGAAGCTGGACAAGTAGGTTATTCTTGGTACTTAAAATCTGCTGGTGAAACTAGAATGAGATTTGAAGATTATCTTGAAACTTCTATGGTTGAAGCTGTAAAAGGTGTTCCTGGTGCTTCTACTGTTGATAGTACTATTGCTGATGCTGGTGACAGCTTTGGATCTGAAGGTCTTTTTGCTGCTATCGAAACAAGAGGTAATGTATTTGAAGATTTAGCTTCTTTAGCTGATTTTGATTTACTACTTAAAAATCTTGACAAGCAAGGTGCAATTGAAGAAAACATGCTTTACGTAAATAGATCTTTAGCTCTTACAATCGATGATATGGTTGCTGGGTTAAACTCTAACTACCAAGGTGGTGCTTCTTTCGGTGTATTTGAAAACTCTGCTGATATGGCACTTAATTTAGGTTTCTCTGGATTTAGAAGAGGTTCTTATGACTTCTATAAGTCTGACTGGAAATACTTAAACGATGCTGCTGCAAGAGGTGGATTTGGTGATGTTTCAGGATGTTTAATTCCTGCTGGAACTTCTAGTGTTTATGACCAATCACTTGGTAAAAACATTGCAAGACCTTTCTTACACGTAAGATATAGAGCTTCACAAACTGATGACAGAAGAATGAAATCTTGGGTTACTGGTTCTGTAGGTTCTGCTTCTTATATTGGAGATGACATCATGGAGGTTCACTATTTATCTGAAAGATGTTTAGTAGTACAAGGTGCTAACAACTTTGTAATGTTGAAAGAATCATAATTAATAACCTTTAAAACTAAACAAAAATGGATAAATTTTTAATTTTTATCGACGCTGCAGATGACGCAGCTATGTTTCCTGTTTCAGGACTTTTAGGTATGACAGTTGCTGCAGATGCTACTATTATAGTAAATTTTGTAAATACTTTAGGACCTAACGCTACTGAAGACAAAAGAAGCTTTGCTACGTTAACTGTAACTGCTGATAGTGAGCTTAAAGTATTTAAAGCACTAGCTCAGAAAATTAGTGATATTGGCGCTTATAACGCTGATAAATACTTAGTTGTTTGTGATGATGTAAACTCTGTGTTTGCTCACCCAGATATATTAAGTTGTACTATTACTCTAGATGCTTAATACTTTTTATATTAAACCAAAGGCGTCTTTATGGCGCCTTTAGGTTTATTTTTTAACTATTTAATTATATTATATTATGGAAACGAAAGTTCAAAAGCCTAAAAAGGCTAAAAAAGAAAAGGTTGAGGTAGTAGAACCTCAAGGCCCTAAATGGGAAATTAAAGACAGACAGTATTATTTAAAAGGAACGGCATCACCGTTATCTTATGTTTTACAGTCTAAATCTACAAAAAGAAAACCAATGTTATGGTTTGATGAAGAAAAGAATATGAATAGAGAAATTAGATACGCTAGTAATCAAAACTCTGTATTTGTAGATGAGCAAGATAAAAACGTTATATTAGATCACATTATTTTTGAAGAAGGCGTTTTATATGTACCGAAACAAAATCAACCATTACAAAAACTTTTATCTTTATATCACCCTAAAAAAGGATATGTATATGAAGAGAAAGACCAAGTAGCAGAAGCTAAAGAACAATTAGTAGACATCGAAACTGAGATGCAAGCTCTTAACACAGCTATATCTATTGATATTGATCAAGCAGAAGCTATATTAAGAGTTGAACAAGGATCATCTGTGAGTAACATGAGTTCTAGTGAAATAAAAAGAGATCTTTATATCTTCGCTAAAAGTAATCCTGTTTTATTTTTAGATTTAGTTCAAGATGAAAATGTTGTACTTAGAAACTTTGCTATTAAAGCAAACGAAACAGGTATAATAAGATTATCACAAGATCAAAGAACTTTTACTTGGGGATCAACTGATAGAAAGTTAATGGAAGTACCTTTTGATGAAAATCCATATAGTGCATTTGCTGCATGGCTTAAAACAGATGAAGGTGTTGAAGTTTACAAATCAATTCAAAAAAGAATAAACTAACAACTAATGGTCACGGCCCTTTAATTAGGGCCAGTGATTATAACAATATATAAAAATGGCAATATCAGTAGACAATGTATACACTAAAGTATTATCAATACTTAACAAAGAGTCTAGAGGTTTTTTAACGCCTGGAGAGTTTAATAAAATAGCTTCACAAGTTCAATTAGATTTACTTGATAAAGCTTTTTATGACTATAATAGAGCTATAGTTAGACAATCTGCAGGTAGAGGTGGACAAGGATATGCTGATATACCAAGAAAAATACAGGATAAAATAGATCCTTTTTATGCTACAAGTAGCATATCATTAACTAGTGGCGTAGGAACTTTACCTACGTTTTACAATATTATAAATGTTTCTGCAGACAGTAGATTAACTGATGTAGAAAGAATAGAAAAATCTAAACTGAGCTTTTTATTATCTTCACCATTAACAGCTCCTTCTACAACTTTTCCAATATACTACATAACAGGTAGCACTATAACAGTAAACCCTAGCTCGTTATCAACTATACAAATGGACTATGTATCTGTTCCAGCTGATCCAGTGTGGGCTAATACTGTAGATTCTACCACTGGAGCTTTAACTTTTGATAGTGCTAATGCTGTAGATTTTACACTACATCCTTCAGAGGAAGTTGAATTAGTATTAGGTGTATTAAAATACGCTGGTGTTGTAATAAAAGATCCATCAGTAATACAAATGGCTACTCAAGAAGATAACATTAAAACACAACTTGAAAATTAATATAAATGGGATTATTAGGAACTACAAGTGAACAAGCGTATTACGATGGTGATGACCTTGGTAATTACAGATACACTTCATTAGCAAGTGTTATTAGCAACTTTATGGTAGCTTACGTTGGTGATGGAAAATTAATAGACAATGTTAGAAAGTCTGATGTTTTGTTTCATGCTAAAAGAGGTTTACAAGAGTTTAGTTATGATGTTTTAAAGACAGTTAAATCTATGGAAGTTGAATTAGCACCTTCGTTAGCTTTAGCTATGCCTCAAGATTATGTTAGCTATGTTAAGCTAAGCTATATAGGAAGTGATGGTATAAAAAGAATTATATATCCTACTACTTTAACTATAAACCCAACTTCTAACCCAGCTCAAGATGAAAATTATGATTATTTTTATGATGATGATGGTAATGTAATTGAAGGTCCTTCGTATACTGAAGAAAAATGGAAAAACTATGATACCGATAACATAACTGGTAATTTAGCTTCAGAAGATGATTATTACATAGGAACTGATGAGTATTTACAATATGTTGGCGGTAGAAGATATGGTTTAGAACCTGAACACCAGCAAATAAACGGTTATTTTACTGTAAACGAAAGAACTGGTAGTTTTAACTTCAGTAGTGATTTAGCTGGTAAAGTAATAGTATTAGAGTATGTATCTGATAGTTTAGGCACTGATGCTGAAATGAAAATACATAAATTTGCAGAAGAAGCATTATATAAGCATATTGCTTTTAATGTTCTAGCAACTAAAAGGAATATTCCTGAGTATATAGTACAAAGGTATAAAAAAGAAAGAAGAGCAGCGCTTAGAAACGCAAAGCTGAGGTTATCTAAGCTTAATTTAGAGCAGATGACTCAAATAATGAGAGGTAAAAGCAAACACATAAAAAACTAATAAGTTATGCCTGAGATTAAAAATAATTTCATCCAAGGTAAAATGAATAAAGATCTTGATGATCGACTTTTACCTAATGGACAATATAGAGACGCTCAGAACATAATAATAACAAAGTCTGATGACTCTGATGTAGGTGTCTTACAAAACGTTAAAGGTAATAAAATACCTTATGCAGACAGTGTAAACGTAGTAGCTAATAATCCTAACGCTGAGGTTATAGGTGTTTATGTTGACAACCAAAAAGATAGAGTTTTTTATTTTGTTACAGATAGATCTACAGGTGTTTTTTCTGATTTAATAGGCCCACCGGGCTCTGGCGGTAATCCACTTGCTAATTCAGATACTTTTCACGGTATATATTACTGGAGTCAATCTAGTGAAAATGTTACGCCTAAACTAATAGTTCAAGGTGCTTTTTTAAATTTTTCAAAAGATTACTTAATAACAGGTATTAATATAGTAGATGACATGCTGTTTTTTACTGATAACTTAAATCAGCCGAGAAGAATAAATGTTCAAACAGCTATAGATAATAGTTTTTTTTACAATAGTGAGGCAAAAATAGCAGTTGCTAAGTTTGCTCCTTTTTATCCTATTAGATTATTAGATTCATCTAATGCTTCTACAATGTCTGCTGACTCTGAAATTGACTCTGACTTTTTAAAAAATCAGTTTGTAAGATTTAGCTATAGGTTTAAATATGATGATGGTGAGTTTTCTACAATGGCTCCATTTACACAAGCGGTATTCATACCTAAAATATATGAAAACGGAGCCACTGGTATATCAGCTGCTCAAAAAACTAAAATATTTGAAACAGCTGAAGTTGAAGATATGGTTAATTTTATAAACAAAGTTGTTTTTAAAATACAAATGCCTTCTACTAGTACAACTGTTTTACAAGATAATAGTATTAAAAAAATACAACTTTTATCAAGAGTAGATGGTGATTTATCAGTAAGAGTTGTTGATGAATTAGA